GGTTGTGTCTGCGCCCAAAATTTTTCTAGGCATAGAAAATATAAGTTTGTTACATCTGTTAAAAATTACCACCCCTATAAAATTTCAGCCCAGTGAGAATGCGGGATTATAGCACATGTAACAAGATACGCTAATGTAACAAACAAAGGTTTCTGTTACACCAAACCACGAAATGCCACTAATCACGAGAAAGCAAGCAGCAGAAGAGTTAGGGGTCACTTTGCAGTCGATTTACATGTCCGTAAAGAGGGGCAAATTGACGGCGATGGAGGATGCACAAGGAAATATATTGATAAATAGCGACACAATGCGTGATGAATTACGCAGAAAATCGGCGGGTCAAAGGATGAATCGTATAGACGCTACAAATAAAAAGGTTAAAAAAACAAGAAATAGCATTACAGACGAATCAATTCCCGAATATGAGGAGAGCAGGGCAAGGACAGAGCATTTAAAAGCAGAATTATTGGAGTTAGAACGTAAAGCAAAGGAAAAAGATTTAGTTCCGATGTCTGAAGTGCAGACCACCTGGGAAAACATTGTTGCTACAGCTCGAACAAAGTTATTAGGTGTACCTACGAAAGCGAAACAACGTATTCCTGATTTAGATACGAATGCAATGAGTCATTTGGATGACATTATTCGTGAAGCATTAGAAGAATTAGCGGAGCCACAAGCAGCATGAGTGCAATTATCGAATTAGAAAGAAGAGCGTTTGCAGCATTCAAGCCACCTAAGAAATTAACTCTTAGTGAGTGGGCTGATGAATATGCATATTTGAGTGCGGAGTCAAGTGCTGAAGGTGGGCGATGGCATACATTGCCCTACCAGAAAGGGATTATGGACGCAATTACTGATCCTAATATTGAACAAGTTACGGTAATGAAGTCAGCTAGGGTTGGATATTCTAAGATCTTAAATCATATTATTGCTTACCATATCCATCAAGACCCCTGCGGCATAATGGTGGTGCAACCAACAATTGAGGACGCTTCTGGTTACTCGAAAGAGGAGATAGCACCTATGATTAGGGACACTAAAGTCTTAACAAATTTGGTCAGTGATGCTAAAACAAGGGATAGTAATAATACAATTTTACAGAAACAATTTCCAGGTGGAGTTTTATCTTTAGTAGGTGCTAATTCAGCTAGAGGTTTTAGAAGGGTAAGTAGAAGAATAGTTTTATTCGACGAAACGGATGGTTATCCTGCATCGGCTGGTACTGAAGGAGATCAAATCAAGCTTGGAATAGCAAGGACGCAATATTTTTGGAATAGAAAGATAGTTGCTGGTTCTACTCCTACGATTAAAGATTTTTCGAGAATAGAAAGATTATTTGAGCAATCTGACCAAAGGCGTTACTACGTCCCATGTCCTGACTGCGGTCATATGCAGTATTTGAAATGGCCTAACATGCGTTGGGAAGGATCTGATACGGACAATGTTTCTTATGCGTGTGAAGAATGTGGTGTTTTAATTCCTCATAATAAAAAGAGGTGGATGGTAGAACGAGGTGAGTGGAGAGCTACTCAACCAGGTAATGGTCGTCATGTTGGGTTTCATATTTGGGCTGCTTATTCCTATTCACCAAATGCTGAGTGGTCGAATTTGGCTGAAGAATTTGAATTAAGTAAACATGATCCAGAACAATTAAAGACGTGGATTAATACGACATTAGGAGAGACATGGGAAGACGAATATGCAAGTAAAGTTGGTGCTGATGCCTTAATGGAAAGGGCAGCAGAGTCTACTTATGAAGTAAGTATTCCTCCGAAAGAAGCATTAGTTCTATGTATGGGATGTGATGTCCAGGATGATCGTTTATCGATGTCGGTTTTTGGTTTTGGACGGAATGAGGAAATGTTCCTTGTTGATAGGAAGGTTATATATGGTTCTCCCGCAAGAGCAGACTTATGGAAGCAAATGGATGAAGTGTTAATGGGTAAATATGAAACTCAAGATGGATTCGAGATCAAGATAGAGAGTGCAGCGATAGATACTGGAGGCCACTACACGCAGGAAACTTACCAGTACGTCCGAGAAAGATCTCAGTTGGGTTTGATTGGTATTAAAGGTATAGGTCAAAAAGGTAAACCACCGTTAGGCAAACCAACAACGCAAGATATAACTTTTTCTGGAAAGGCATTGAAACGAGGGGTAAAGTTATTTCCTGTGGGAGTGGATGTTATAAAGACAAGTCTTCATAACAAGTTGAAGAATGCAGAGAAAGGAGAAGGATATATTCATTTTTATCCAACAATTACGCATGATTATTTTGAGGAATTAACTGCTGAAAGACAAGTATTAAGATATAAACATGGTTATCAAGAACGTGTTTGGATGAAGAAAAGTAATGCTAGGAATGAAGCATTAGATGAAATGGTTTATTCATGGGCAGCGTTTGAGAGATTCAGGCAAAGATATGATCGAAGAACAATGTGGGATCAGTTAGAAAAGCGTAGGAAACCAGAGGAGCCTAGCAAGGATACTTCGCTACAATTAAAACGACAAAAAGCATCTAAAAAGCGTAGTTTTGTCGCTAATTGGTAATTAATTATGGCTATTCCTTCTAAAATTCGTGCTGGAGACATACTTCAGTGGCGAGATTCGGAGAAACAAGATGTTTTTGGTAATGCTATTAGTAGTCCAGATTGGTCAGTTACTTATTATTTGAGAACTAATAAGTCTTCAGAAGGTGCAACTGTTACAAGTAGTGCTTATTTGTCTGGTTGGCAATTTACTGTTGCTTCTTCTGTTACGACTAATTTTGCAGCAGGCACTTGGTATTACCAAGCTGTTGCAGATAAATCGAGCAATGAGAAGCAAACGATTGATAGTGGACAAATAGAAGTTCTTCCTAGTCTTGCTTATACAGGTAGTACTTTTAAACCGTTTGATGGAAGAAGCCAGATAGCGAAAGATTTAGAGTTAGTTCAAACAGCCATTAGGAATTTAGCTTCAGGAGGAGTCATAAAAGAATATAAGATTGGAACCAGATCAGCTAAGAAATATGAAATGGAAGAATTGATATTATTAGAATCAAAATTAAAGGCAGAATTAAAAAGGGAGGAAGCTGCTGAATTGGTTGCTAATGGTCGTGGCAATCCTCGAAATTTGTTTGTTCGCTTTAACTGAGAAAACCAATGGGAATTGTAAATGCTTGGAAAGGCTTCTGGACTTCGGGTGATGGCTTCGCTCAATCTGCTGTTTCAGACATAGTTAAACCAAAAAGACAGATACGTGCTTATGCAGGTGCTGTTTCAGACCGTTTGACTGCCAATTGGATGAGTAGTCAGTTAAGTGCTGATGCTGAGATTAGAGGAAGTTTAAGGAAGTTAAGGGATAGAAGTCGAGAGATGGTGAGGAATAATCCTTATGCCAAGCAAGCTAAAAGAACAACGCAGATAAATGTTGTTGGGACTGGAATGAAGTTTCAGTCTCTGGTGACTCAGGTAAGAGGTAATAAAAGAGATCAGCGAGCTAATAAAGTAATTGAAGAAGCATGGTCTAATTGGTGTAGGCCAGAAAATTGTGATACAGCAGGTCGTCATAGTTTCCACCAGTTTGAATGGTTAGCTACTGGAGCATTACCTGAATCTGGGGAGGCAATATTTAGAATTGTTCGTAAGCCATTTGGAAATAGTGGTGTTCCATTAGCTCTTCAGTTGATTGAAAGTGATTTATTAGATGAGGAATATAACGGCAAAGTAACTGGAAAAAATAATGAGTGGAGAAATGGTGTCGAGGTTGATGAGTGGGGCAGACCAAAAAGGTATGCGATTTTAACTAGACATCCAGGTGATGCTTATTACTTGAATCCTACCAATGCTGGAAAAGATCATATTTTCTTACCAGCAAGTGATGTTATTCATTTATTCATGCCTGAAAGACCAGGTCAGAACAGGGGTGTTCCTTGGTTCCATAGTGTGATGGCAGATGCCCACCAATTACAGGGCTATGAAGAAGCTGCGGTAATTCGAGCTAGGGCGGCTGCGAGCATAATGGGATTTGTGCAAAATAATGAGGGGGAGTTAATTGGTGATGATGTTGAGACTGGACAACGAGTTCAAGATTTTCAACCAGGTCAATGGAACTATTTAATGCCAGGTGAATCTGTGCATGTTCCAGATATTGATTATCCAAGCCAGCAATATGAAATGTTCGTTAAGAATAAAATTCGTAGGTTTGCTACAGGATTTGGTTGTTCTTTTGAGACGATCAGTAAGGATTTCAGTGAAACTAATTATTCAAGTTCAAGATTAAGTTTGTTGGAAGATAGGGAGCATTGGAGATTTGTTCAGCGTTATTTGATAGATAACTTTCACTATCGGGTCTTTAAGGAGTGGCTTTCATTAGCTGTATTAAGTGGTCAGCTTGATTTTGCTGATTATTCAACAAGGCCAATGAGATATTGCAAACCTAGATGGACTCCTCCTGCACAGCATTATGTAGATCCGTTGAAGGAGGTTCGTGCTTATAGAGAAGCAGAGCAAGCAGGTTATATGACTAAATCACAAGTTATTGCAGCAACCAATGGTGGAGATTATGACGATATCACTGCTGAATTAGCTAGAGAACAAGAAGTTGCTAAGAATCTTGGGGTTTCTTTAGATAAAGATATTAAGATAGAGCAAGTACAACCAGAACAATTGGAATTGGATGTCGGTCAGGATGAAAATCCACCTGAATCTAAGCCCAAACCATCACGTAAAAGGAGGCGTTCTAAGTGACAACAACTGGAGTTATAGATTTATCTTCTGAGGAAGAGAATCAAGAAGAGATCGTTTCGGAAGAAACACGATTTGATCCTTCAAAAAAGTATCAAAGAACAGAAGTAACTGAGTTTAGAAGTGTCGGCAAAGGTCGTACTTTTGAATTTCCTTTTAGTTCTGAATACCCAGTAGAAAGGTATTTTGGTAAAGAAGTGTTAAAACATGATGACACTTCGGTTGATTTCACTCGTTTAAATTCTGGTGCTGCACCTCTTCTCTGGAACCATGATCCAGACCGCCACATTGGAATAGTTGAATCGGCAAGGCTTGATCGTTCAACTAAACGTGCTTATGCAAAAGTGCGTTTTTCACGCAATAAATTTGCTTCTGAAGTCTTAGAAGATGTTAAAGATGGTATTTTGCGTGGAATTTCGTTTGGTTATCAAATAAAAAATATAGAAGAAAAGGACGGAGAGTACGTTGCAGACGACTGGTTAGTGCATGAAATAAGCGTCACTCCAATTCCTGCTGACCCTACAGTTGGGATAGGAAGGTCGTTAATCTCATCTGAAAAAGATTTGTCTGACCCCTCACAACCTAATACTATTAATATTGATAACAACTCTCCTGAAGAGGAGATACGTTCTGCGGCAACAACCGCATCACCCTCGGTTCCATCTATGGAAGAAAAATCACAAGAAACT